TATAGTGAGAAGGAGCGTCTTTACCTGTCTGTTTTTTAACTATATAGCGAGCGACATAGGCAGCAGAATCAAAGCTAAACTCACCAATAAGATGCATACCGTATTTCCATACTTTGGCAAAACGAGAAGAAGTATAAGTATTGTAACCGTCTGTACGGAACCGAAAAATTTTGTCATCAAAATCAATATTAAACAAAATGTAATGATAATGGGGACGGCCATGAAGTTCACCATATTCACCACAGCCAAGAAAGCGAATACCACTACCATACTCACGGCGAAGATTCTTCATAAATGTCTGATGAAATTTCTTACTCAAGCTTTTATCACATGGCAAATGATAATCATCGAAAGTGCAAGTAACGAAATAAGCAGAAGACGAAGAACGGGCTTCGTGAACAGCACGGACGGCCCACTGTCTGCTATTTTCAAGGCGACAACCGATGCACTGTTTACAAGAACAACGAATGAAACGGCTATCGCCAGCAAGCTCAGGGTGAGAGGCAAGGCTACCGTAAAAACTATAATGTTGTTTTCCATTTTTAGTAATCGCTCCTTCAACTGGGTACATAAGAATAGGATTATAACAAACCATATTAATCACCTGTACCGATTGTATCAGGATTAAATCAGAATGTCAAATCCTAAATCCACCTCGTCCTACTCTCTTAAAATTTCTACGGCGAGATCTGGAAGTACGCCGAAAAAGACGGCGAGAACCTCGTTTAGATAAGCGACGCCTTCTCATTTAGCATCCCTCCAAGAACCGAAAAAACGGCTAGTTTTTTTAGAATCATTCTTATTAGCAACTGGCTCAACAAGTTGCGCAACATCGGTTTGAAAGTCCGAAGCAACCTTTTTAGCAGTCACGGTATTAGAAGAAGCTTTACCTTTCAGAGCTTCGATCAGATCTACAACTTCCTGAATAAAAGGGACAACAACAGAAACGATAAAAGTAAGAATCATAGTAGTTTTATTAGACATAAAATTATCTCCTTCCAATATAGCGACCTCCGAGGAAGCCTATAACATTTTTGACAGCAGAACCAACACCACTAGCGACAGATCTAGGAGCACCTGTAAGACTTTCGAGATTCTTATAAAAATCACGTTCCATGCCTGCCATTTCAGATTGAATATTATCAAAAGCGGCGGCAGAATTAGCACGGTTAGCAGAAGCAATGTTGTTTAAAACACCAGAGTTAAGGTAAGAGCCCTGAAGCCGAAGGTTTTCAAGCTCCAAATTCATCTTTTCAAGCTCATAACCAAGGCGTTTTTCATAAGTCTGCTCACGAAGATTCAAATCATTTGCAAGAATACCATTCTCAAGAACTATACCATGGGTTCTCTGGCGCACAGAATCGGCTTCTGCGGCGTTTTTATCAATTTGAGATCCTGCAAGATGCTCGGCATTCTTAGCCTGCCTTTCAGCGGCACTGGCGGCTCTAGAAGAGTTCATGGTAGAACCAATATCACTCATACCTACAGAAGCAGCTGAAGCTCCAGATATAGAACCGCCTATACCATTAGTTGCAGCAAGAATAGGATTAAGACCAGCATTGCGCATATCTTCTACGGCCCATTGATAACGATGTTTATAGTTTTCAACGTTCCACGCGTTAGCTTGTGCTGCATTAGCAGAATTGTAATGATTCTGAACTGCAGATCCTAAAACAGAGCCAGCAACACTGCCTAATGTATCAGAAAGCCATGACATAAAACCAACTCCTTCTAGAAGTGATCAACAAGGCCGGGCGTACCAAACATAGGCATAGGACGCACAGTAGTGTAACGGAAGCCTATGTCAAGCAAGAACTCAGGCTCACTGGGAACAGCGATAATGCGCTCAATAGGCGGATTTTCAACAATAAACTCCTCGTTGAGAGTCGGGGCATTTTCAAAGAACTGTGAAAGATGCCAAACGTCAAGATTACCACCAGTTACAGAACTACGAAACTTGCCTGTAATCTGCGAAGGTTTATAACGATATTCGGCATAACGTTCCTGGTAGCCAAAAACAGTAGTATCAGCGTCAGAACCTTGAGCATAGATCTCACGAAGCTCAATAGCCTGCTCACCGAGATGAGCGAACGTGGGCCAATAAAAATCATAAACCGTAGAGCGAAGCCACATCTTGTTGATACCTTGCTGATAAGTAAGATCGGCACGAGCACACACAAAGCCAAAAATATAACCATGTTCAACAAAAGATTTAGTAAAGCCATGGAACTTGGCAGCAGTAACACCATAAGCAGAGAGATTGCCTTGAGGGGAGGTATCGTCGGTTGCAGAAGTTTGAGCTATTGGATTGACATTTACCATTTTGGTAAAAGAGCCAAGAAATTCCGGACGCTGAAGACGAGCATCAGGAGAAACTACGCCAAAGAAAGATCGGAGCACTTCTGTATACCGACTACCACCACGAGCAAGGCGTTCATAAAACTTCTGCATCTGGAAAGCAGTACGAAGACTATTGATCGTAAAGATACTTGAAGTGTCCAAATCAACATAAGAATCATTGGCAAGATAACCAGAAGCATGCAGGGCCGTCAACTCAATATTTTCGGATGCGTTGCCGGCAAAACCGCCTACATTACTCCAGTCACCTGAAGAACCTCTATTAAAGGTTATAGATCCTGAACCTCTAGCAGCCCTACGACCACCAGAACTAGAGGCGTCACCACCATAAGCGGAAACGGCAGCAAGCTGATCACTACTGCTGTGGAGAAGATAACCAGTCGCAGGCGAAGGGTCGACTATAGAAGCAGTACCAGCAAGACCTATAGAAACGCCAGGTCCTTTCTGCGTCCACGGGAAAGCAGAAGTAAAGTAATCATGACGCTTACCACGAGGCGGACAGGCTAAGCCGGGAAAAATATTGGTACCTGACGAGAAAACCCAAGAAGGCTGCTCGGAAACTCGAGAAGAATTTAAAACTTCGTTAGTATCGCCTTTCTGGATCTTGACGGATTTTTGGAGGTTTTCGTCTCTAAACCATTCATTCCAAATAAGGTAAACACCACGAAACGGAAGAGCGCTAATGCCAGATAAATTACCAGACGTATTCACGGGCAAACCGAAATAGTCCCAAAGAGAGCCTATATAGGCATTTTCAGAGTTACCAGTAGCGGTAACAGTAGGGATAACATAATCAGTGCTATCATCAGGGTCTTCCTGCTCAAAGCAGAAGTTCTGCCAGTGTTCCCAAACGAGGCGGTTTGGTACAAAAAAGAAAAACCAATCCAGATAAATATTATCCATAATAGGCTTAATAGGAGTAGCCAAACGAGCGAAATAATTAACAGACATACGTGTAGTATCGCCAGGCAAAACCTCGTCAACAAATACAGGTATAAGCTTACCTGAATCAAATGTTGTCTTATAAACATGCGAACGGTCGAATTTAGACCTTTTCATGTACATTGCAGGAGCATCGCTAAAGCGATGTCCTCGAACTCTTATTTTTTTTCGAGCCAAAATTTCACCTTCTTCGAAGTGTAAACCTAATAATTAACCTAAAGCAAATTATTATTAGGTTTTAGATTATTTTTGCGTCACCTACGCCAGTTACATCAAGTAAGTAACTGGCTTCGGTGACGCCTATTTTTGTGTTTCTTCATTATTTTGTTCTAAAGTGTTACTTTTTTCTTGTGTTTGTTTACTACTTACGGACTGTTGTGGTTCGTCGAAGGTATTTTTACTACCATACAGACCTTGTTGTTGGAGATATTCGAGCGTTGCAGGATCATTCAAGTGGTCGATGAAATTCATAGGATCGTGACCGAATTTTGCTCGAACGTAAGCGGGTAAACTGTAGAATTCTTCACGAACTCCGGACACAAGATCAAGCGCTGTACTGTAGTCGCCGGGAAGCGTTGAATCTCCGAACTGCAGGTAAGCGTACTGCGAACTATCGCCGAGATCAAGAGTCATAATACCTTTCTGACCGTCTGCATACTTATTTACGATGTAATTGATATCAGTTTCATCTTTCTCGTCCTGAACTGTAAGAGAGGGCATGGTAAATTCAATACCGCAATGATCATGTTCTTCTGCAGGATCGTAAGCTGTCTTAAATTTCATAGTTTCACCTCCTTTCACAAGCGCCTAGACGCGGCGGGCGTGGCGTACAAAAAAAGGGCGATCTCCGTGAGATCGTCCTTTTTCTGATACGCTCTTTACTAGATTATCACTTAGTAGAATCATTGTCAATAGTCTGCACATATTCTATGGCGCGACCAACCATGACAGGAATACGGGACTCGTCACAATTCTCAATGTAATAGCGACCGTCGCTGTCACCGAGATTGCCAATATAATACAAAGTAAAATCTTCAGGATACTTTTTAATAAGCATTTTATCATCGTTGACTATACCTTCAAAAGCTCGCAGAGCAAGCATATCATTGTGGTAAACCTGTGGAGGACTGAACTGTTCAGCCTTAGAATCATAAATGGAATAAAGTCTCAGCGGAAACATCTCCTTTTCTAAACGCAATTAGATACCTACGAATCATAAGATAAAGCGTAGCTGAAATAACATAATAGTCATTATCAAGACGAATAACTCTAGAATCATCAGGTTTAAGACGATAAGCGGCATATTTACTCCCACGAAAAGAGTAATTAAAAGGAATATTACGCTCACCACAGAAATTTTCAACAGCTTCAAGTTCACTAATAAACATCACCTCATTTCTGACTTAATAATAACACAGTCACAATAACTTGTCAAGTTTTCTGCCAAGAAAATGTTTATATTTGCCTTCCTGAACACGGCAACGGTCAACCAAACGCTCAAAAGTATTGTTCTCCAAGTTATGAAGCATCTTCTCAATACGGTTATTACGAATAAACTCCATCCAGTGAGGATGCGTTTCATCAAATTTTTTGTCATAATAACGAGGAGGACGCATCTTTTTGCCGTTAATAACAACATAATCATTAGCATAGCATTCTTCACCATGATCTTCGAGCCATTTTGCACCTATGCCAGGACGATTGGAAGCAACCATGAATTCAGGAATGCGACCTTTATAGTGAGAAGGAGCGTATTTACCTATCTGTTTTTTAACTATATAGCGAGCGACAT